TACATTCAATCTAACAAGAAAAGTAGAACGATTAGAAACTTGGATTGAAAATTATGCACAAAGAATTCAAGATACTAAACAACTATTAGACCAAGTCGATAGAACTGGACACTTTGAATCTGACGATGAAGTCGGTTCAGTATTTAGCACTATCAAAGAAGCTATGGATGAGTTAAACACAATAACAGAAGAGGAGTTATAATGATAGAAAGAGAGTTTGGTCAGAACCACCCACTAAAAGTATTATTGGAATATTATTGTGATAGTAATATTAGTGATGATAAATTTAAAATCATTATGAGAGAATACGAACACAAAATGAACCTTAGTTGGTTAACATCAGGATACGCTATATTGTATGAGTTCTTGATGTCAGATGAAGGATTAAAATTACTATCAACAATACAAAATGAAATAGGAGTAGCATAATGCCAAGAAAAGCCAAAAAAGGTTCAACAAGATATTACTTTACTGATGATACAGAGAAAGCAGTTATTAGACACAATAAAGAAACTCGTCCACATATGAGAGAACGAATTTATAATGAACATATCAGAACACCTTTTGAGAAATTGGCTGAAAACATTATTCATACATTTAAGTTTTATTACTTTGATGTCCCGAGTGAAGATGTTAAACACGAGGTGGTTAGTTTCTTGTATATGAATATGCATAAGTTTACCGAAGGTAAAGGAAAAGCATTTAGTTATTTCAGTATAGTCGCTAAGAATTATCTTATCTTACACAACAACAATAATTACAAAAAACTTAAACAACACCAAGGTGAAGAAGTATCAGATTACAAACGAGACCCAATAACAGAAAACGCTCGTGAAGATTTGTTAGATGCTAAAAAAGAATATATGGATATGTTTGTTGAATATTGGACAAACAATCTAACTACGGTGTTTAAAAGAAAACAAGATATTGATGTTGCTAATTCAGTTTTATATCTAATGGAGAATCGTCAAAACATTGAAAACTTTAATAAGAAAGCATTATATATTTTGATTAGAGAAATGACCGGAAGTAATACACAACACATTACTAGAGTTATAAATGTTTTAAAAAAACATCATAGCAATTTACAAAAGAATTATTTAGCTACTGGTTCAATTGAAACCAAGTGGACAGGTAGTTGGGACAATTTGTAAATTAAAAGGGCAGTATTTCTACTGCCCTTTTGAATCCACCTTTATTTATTGAGTAATCCTAATATCACCAATAGTGATATAAATCCAGCGAATCCTGCGCCTGCAATCAGATTCACTAAATTAATTAAATTACCAACAATATCCATACCTAGGAATCCGCCTACAAATATTAATTGTACGAGAACCCCAAGACCAACAATGTGAAGCAATACTTCTTTAATTCCAGTAATCGCTTCCATTATCATAGCCATCGTATTTTTCATTGTGTTTCCCCCTTTTATTACTATAAAAGTCGGTTTTACCCGACTCGTATAATAACTATATGCGAATATTGAAAAAATCAAATGATATATAAATATATATCCCTATTTTTTTACAATTGTATATTTATTGTTAGGTAAAAACTATGTCAAACGATTACGAAATATTCGAGGGTAAAACCCTATCTGATGTCTTTAAAGACATATATGATAATTCCAAAACCAATAAACAGCAATTAGAAGTATTGATGAAAGAGGTTGTTGGGTTTATCAAGGACGGAGATACGGCCGTTCAGATTATCCCTATGCTAAAAGAGTATTTAGAAATCAATGTCAAGAACGATGAACAACTTGTTAAGTTAGCAACTATCGTTCAAAGAATTACAGCGGCTGAAAGAAGGTCATCAGATTCAGGAGATGAGTTTGGTTTATCAGAAGCAGAAAAACAACAACTTATGGACGCAATAGAATCTGATGTTCAAGAGTTACAAATCAAAAAAGACGAAATAGATAATTCATTAAGTAAGGAAAATTAATGTCAGGTATACACTTTAAAGCGGTGGAAGTTAGAGAAGTTTCTACCGATACTGATACAACAGACTCAGGTATGATTTGGGGTAGGTATGTAATTGACCAACAAAATGCTGCTGATTCAGAAATTTTACCATTTTTACCTTTGGAACCAAATATTAAACAAATACCTTTAAGAGGAGAAATAGTATTAGGAACTATATTTTTAGGAACTCATTATTATACATCACAAATAAATGTTAGAAATAATGAAAAAAGCAACGCAGTTCCAGGAATTAGTCAATATTCAAATAGAGGTGGAGTTCCAGAGGAATTACAATTAGGTAATTATTTTACACCTAATGAAAAATCAAAGAAATTAGTTGTTAATGAAGGAGACACAATAATACAGGGTAGGTTTGGTAATTCAATAAGATTAGGTAGTAATCAAATAGCAGATTTTGCTGAAGAAAATCTTGAAATAGATTCAAAAAAATATACTGATTCGCCAAATATAAAAATAGTAACAGGGATGAACACTAATTTCCCTAGCGATTCTAATTTTCATTATGAAGACCTTGAATTGGAAAAAAGTTCTATTTATCTTACAACTAATGAAGAGATAGAATTTCAGCATAATGATAGAACTATTACCAGTTTAGAAGAGCCACAGATAACAATAAAATCTGATAGTATTGTTTTTAATGGTAAAAAAAATGTTACTATATATTCTGACAATATAAATTTAGGTGATGATAGAGATTTAGAAAGTGCAGTTTTAGGAAAAAAATTATTAGAAGTGTTAACTGAAATAGTTGATATTATTGAAAATACAAACATTGGAGCTGGGGGTGGAACATTACCACTTCCATTTTTAGGAAAACTAAAACAGATTGTTAGTGATAAAATTTTAAGTAAAAATGTAAAGTTAAAGTAGGAGTAATAATGAACAAAAATAAATTAAAAAATATTATTGAATTAGTTGTTCGTAAAGAAGTCAAAAAACAACTGAGTGAGATATTTATTAATGAACAAAAAGAAGTCAAACTTTCAGATGCGATTTCTAAACCAAAACCTAAAAAGGTTGTCAAACCAAAAAAACAATATTCAAAAGACAAAATGTTAAATGAAGTATTGAACAATACAAAACCACTTGGGCAACAGGAAACTGATGACTATCCAACATTGGGAGGTGGAGTATTAGGTTCTGACAATATGGCAGATGTCTTAGGTTATGGTGATTTAGGTAGAGGACAAAATAAAGAAAGAGCAAGAGAAATGGCAGCGGTTGATTCAATTAAAAAAGCTGGTGTTTCGGTAGACGCTGTGCCAGAAGATGTTCAAAATGCACTAACTCGTGATTACTCTGGTTTGATGAAAGCTATAAACAATAAGAAAAAAGGCGAAGGTAATTATAGACCATAATGGCTAATGTAAGAGAAATAGATAATAATGATGACATCTATATAGGTGTTGAATTTCCATTAGATTTTAGTGTTGATGGGTTTTTACGAAAAACAAAAACTATTAGACAACAAGTAAAGTCTAATATTAAAAACTTAATACTAACTAGTAAAGGTGAAAGAGTATTTCAACCTAATTTTGGTTCAAATTTAAAATCTTTATTATTTGAACAAATCACCAACGATTCACTTGATAGTGTGGATACAGATATTAGAGTTTCATTAAGCACTTGGTTACCTTATGTGAATGTAGAAGAATTAATAGTTCAACAAGACTCTGCAAATGAAAATAAAGTTGTCATATCATTAGAATATTCTACATCATTAAATCCAGATATCTTTGATACATTAACATTTACGGTTGAGCAAGGAGTATAGAATGTCAGACTATAATACAAATAAAAAAATAGTAAAAAAGGAAGTAAATTATCTTGGTAGAGATTTTTCGTCACTAAGACAAAATCTTATAGAGTTTGCTAAAACTTATTTTCCAAACCAATACAATGATTTTAATGAATCATCGCCAGGTATGATGTTTGTTGAAATGGCAGCGTATGTTGGTGATGTATTAAATTATTATGTTGACAATCAATATAAAGAAACACTTTTAAATTACGCAGAAGAAAAGAAAAATGTATATGACATAGCTCAATCATATGGATACAAACCAAAAACTGCGATTCCATCTTCAGCGGAATTAGAAGTAACACAAACTGTACCAGCTAAATCAGATGGTAGTGGTGGATACATCGCTGATTTAGATTACGCTGGTGTTTTAGAGACGGGAGCTATTGTTTCTTCGGATAGTGGTGTTGATTTTACTTTATTAGATGAGGTGAATTTCAAAGTATCAAGTTCTCTAGACCCAATGTCAACTGAGTTAGTTACACCGAGTAGTGGAAATATACCAACAGAATTTTTACTTAAAAAAAATGTTATCGCTCAATCAGGTACAACAACAACAGAAACATTTACTTTTAACAACGCTGTAAAATTTGATAAAGTTACACTATCTACTGAGGGAGTTAGTGAAATAGTATCGATAACTGATTCAAACGGAAACACTTGGTATGAAGTTCCTTTCTTAGCACAAGATACAGTTTTTCAATCAATAGAAAATACTTCATTAAATGAACCAACATTATCATCACATCAAAATGATACACCTTATATGTTGAAATTAATTAAATCATCAAGAAGATTTATAACAAGAGTTAGAGCTGATGATAAAACAGAAGTTAGATTTGGAGCAGGTGTTAGTGACAACCCAGATGAAGTTATCATTCCTAACCCAGACAATGTAGGTTCAGCTTTAGGTTTTGGTGTATCAAAATTAGATGAGTCATTTGACCCAAGTAATTTTATGAAAACAAAAACTTATGGATTAGCTCCAGCTAATACAACACTTACGATTAAATATAGATATGGTGGAGCAGTTGAACACAATGTTAAATCAAATTCAATAACATCAGCTAAAAATATTACATTTACTATTGATAGTGGTAATTTAAATTCTGGTTTAGTTCAAAATTCAAAAGATAGTTTATCATTTAACAATATTCTACCAGCGACAGGTGGAGCTTCTAAAGAAACTTTAATCGATATAAAACAAAATGCACTATCTATGTTGAACACACAAAACAGAGCAGTAACTAGACAAGATTACATAACAAGAATTTATTCATTACCACAAAAGTTTGGAAATATCGCTAAAGCATATATAGTTCAAGATGAAGTGAATCAAATGAATGAACAAAATGATGACGCTACACCAATTTCAAATCCATTAGCACTTAATATGTATTTATTAGGATATGATAGTCAAAAAAAATTAACTACAATCAATGACGCTGTAAAAAATAATTTAAAAACTTATTTATCACAATACAGAATTTTAACAGATGCGATTAATTTAAAAAGTGCGTATGTAATTAATATAGGTGTAAAATTTTCAATTATAACAAATCGTGGATTTAACAAAAGTGAAGTATTGTTTAATTGTGTTCAAGCAGTTAAAAGACACTTTGATATTTCGAAGTGGCAAATAAACCAACCGATTGTGTTGAGTGATATTGCAAATGAAATATCATTGGTGGACGGAGTAGCTAGTATTGTTCCACCAGAATCTGGTAATCCAGACAAACAATTAATATTAATAGAAAACAAAGCGACCATATCACAAGGATATAGTGGTAATGTATATGATGTTGAAAAAGCATCTAGAAATGGAATTATCTATCCATCATTAGACCCAAGTATCTTTGAAGTAAAATATCCTAATCAAGATATTTTAGGTAAAGTAGTAGGAGATATCTAATGCACTTTTTTCAATTCGGAAACAGAGACACAACAATATTTTCCGGTGGTACGACTTCATCAATAAACACCGGACTAGATGAAATATTAGAAGTAAATAAAATAGTTGCAAATGACGGAACAATACAAAACATTTCAAGAATATTAATTGACTTTGATTACGCTAATATTTCACAATCAGTAATAGAAGGAAGAATACCTTCAACCGCAAAGTATTATTTAAATCTATATGACGCATCATCAGAGGAATTATTAGCTGACCAAAACTTATTTGTTTATATGGTTAGTGGTAGTTGGTCAGAAGGAACAGGAAAACTTGACCACAATCCAGTCACTACTGACGGAGCGTCCTACCAATATCGTAATCAAGACGCTAAAACACCTTGGGTTACAGGTTCAGTATTAACTGACGGGGGTTCTTGGTTTACAGGAAGTATGGGTGGTCAATATAAAGTAAGTTCATCTTTTGCTCTAACAAAGGCCACTAGAGATGTAAGAGTTGATGTAACTGATTTGGTGAAGAACCATTTGTATTCTTCATCATTATTTCCTAACAACGGATTTTTAGTCAAGAGAGAATCTCTATATACTAGTTCAGTAGACTTTTCATTTAATCCAGGTGGTGATACAACAAAAGATGAAAGTAGTTCTACAAGACTTGGTAATTTAAAATTCTTTTCAACTGATACTCATACTATATATCCACCTAAGTTAGAGGTTGTTTGGGACGATAGTTCTTGGTCAACAGGTAGTTTATCAGCTTTATCTTCATCCGATTTAGAAAGATTAAAGATTTATTTCCAAAACCTTAGACAAGAGTATCAAGAAAAATCAATAGTAAAATTAAGAGTTGTTGGTAGGGAACTTTACCCAACAACAACATTCGCCACAACACCATCAGAATTAACAATTAAATATTTACCTAGTGCTTCAGTTTTTTACTCAGTAAGAGACGCCGAAACAGAAGAGGTAATTATTCCATTTGGTTCTGGTTCAGCAATCAGTTGTGATTCAACAAGTAACTTTTTTAATATACAAATGGACGCTTTTCAAGCAGAAAGAAATTACAGGTTCTTAGTTCAAGTGGTTAGTGGTAGTGGAGCAAGTAAAGAAATCAACATATATGACGATGAATTCGAATTCAGAGTCGTGAGGTAAAAACAATGCCATATAAATCAACAGACGCAGCAGTAGAAAGTTCTGAGTTCTATGGTATATATAGACAACAAGAACTCGAAAGAAAAAGATTAGAAATCTTAGGTAAAAGAACTGACTACAAAACAAATCCTAAATTTTCAGAACAACTAACAAGAGACTCACGTGGGTTTATCGTTTCATTTGAAGACCCATTTGCTTTTGGAAAAGCCGCTGAAGAACAAGGATATGAATTAGTTACGATAGAATTAAAGTCAAGAAATTTTATCAAAAGATATGATACAAAAATAGATTCGGAGTTCAAAGATTTAATATAATGGCTACATTCGGATTAACAGAAAGACAAAGAGAAAAATATTTTACTCTAAATAAAAGAAGAACTGGATTCGGTAATTTATTAAAAGATAACGCTACCGGAGTAAGAGACTTTGTTCAACTATTTGTGTTTGATACCGAAAGTAGATTAATTGGCGATATAGTTTTAGATTTTGAAAATTTAGTTCAAGAAAATTATTCAAGTGATACCATTAAACTTAATGTTGGACAACACCTTAGAGAATTTTTTAATCTTAGTCAGGGTGATTATCAGGTAGTTTATAAATTTCTTCGAATAGTTGCAGGTAATATCCAATCAGAAGTTTTTTATGACCCAGCTAGAGATGAAATC